ATCTGCAATAGTAACATTAAATTGTCTTCTAACTATTAAATTAGAATTGACTAGATCCGCATATTGAATATTTTTCTTAGGAAAAGCACTATAGATACTTTCATTATTAGAAATATTACCAGATCCATTTGTCTTCTGAATCTTAGTTCCAACTAATTCTAATGATGAAACTGTCTCTGCACTGGTCGGAAGAGCTCCACTAACTACACTACTTAAATTCTCTACTGCTTCTACTGTTACTGAAGTATTAGAAACACTAGTTACTCTATTGTAAGTAGCTAATGTTTGCCCTGGTCTCTTATACTTGATAAGATTTCCAGTGGTTACAATACCAGCAAATACGTCTCCAGCACTTGTTACTGTAGAAATACCACTATGTACAGCAGTAACCTGTCCTCCTCCAAATTCAAGAATCTTTTTAGGTATAGTATCAGCTGTAAATGTAACTGCTGTACCTGTTGATGGAGTAGTACTACCCCAGAAAGATTGAATATCAGATATTTCCCAATTCTTAATGCTAGTTATAAATCTAGTATTAGGGTCCTCTCCATTAAAAGTAATTCTTTCTCCCAAGAAAAAGTTTCCTTTTACATCATAAGCAGTTAAAGCAACACCAGCACTTACTCCATATCTAAGATATGCTGATGCACCACTAGACTGACCCTCAATATAAGCAGGAGCAGACTGATCAACCTCAACATTTATAGTAAGATCAGTATAAGGTTGTAAATCCCATAATGACATATCCCACTCATTTTGAACTCCATTAGAAGTATTATAAGATCCAGTCTCTAAAGCACTATCATATATTCTAGCAACACCAATTTCCTTTCCTGCAAGTCCATGAGATACTGAAGGTTGCTTTTCAGATCCTACTCTTTCACTTCTCAAACTTAATGTATTGGATGTATTAAATCCAATTATTGGGGATCCACTAAGATTATTAACAGTAAAAGATGGTCCAAAACCAAAATTGATTGATTGACCTTTTAATGTTTTTACATCTCTAGGTTTTTGAACATCTATAAGAGAAGGACCATCTGATCCAACTTCATATCCTTTAATAAATGCTTTACCTGGACTCACTTTATAAATCATCAAGTCATCAGATGGCGTATTACCATTATTAGTAACTTGCCCTGTTTCGTATAGTCCTCTATTTCCCGTTCCGTTATTTAAGGATTCTCTAACAGTAGTAACAAACTCTTTTACATAATAATGTCCAGATTCCTCCCAAGTTCTTCTAGCTAATTCATCTCCCAAATAATTATACTTACTACTCTCGGCAGGTGTGATAACTTGACCGTTCTCTACTTTAGTAATCTGAACAAAATTTGTATTATTAAGATCATCAGTAGTCTTCTTAGCTAGAGTAGCAGTGATTCTTAATCTATCAGCACCTGGAGCAGTAAAATTATTAAATCCTTGAGCATTGTCCGATAAAGTAGGATCTACATCAGAAGAAATAACATCTTCCTGAACATCCAGTCCAATTCTATAAGTTGGCTTATTATCATACTGATCAAGAATTAAAACTTGTTTATGAACATCTACAAAATATCCCCTAAGATAATATACTCCATCAGTTATGGAAAAAGCAGATCCTAAGGCATTGGATTCTATAGCTATAGAAGTAGCAAATCCTTCTCCACCAGCTATAAAGGTGGTAGCATAGTTAATAGATTCATCAGTTGTTAAAACTTCATTATCAAAGAAAGTATTTACATCATCCCCTTCTCCACTATTAATATAAGAAAGATATAAGGTATAATTATTTTTTTCTGATTCTTTATCTGTGATATACGTTACAACTTCAGCAGTAACTCCCGATGATGCTCCTGTAATCTTCTTACCTATTAATTTATTAAGATATAATCCTACAGGAACTCCCAAATATTCTGGATCTATTTGAATCCCATGAAAATCTTCTCTATAATGCAAATCTCCAGGTATAACTCGAGCACCCTCCTTAAACATGTGAGTGCCAATATCTTCAATTTGATTCTGAAGAGTTGATTGTAAAGTCGTTAGTTCTCTTGCCTGAACAGGAAATCCAGGTTTGAATAATACTTTGTAGTAGTTACTATCATCCTTAAAATCGTCAAAATAAGGAGCAACATTAAGATTAGTTTCCTGTGGCATAATTCTTTAGAATTGCAATATGATTTTTAAGTCTTCTTTTTGGGAGGAAGATCTAGTAACAGATGGTCTATTATCAACATAGATGATTTCACCAGAATATTTTTTAACTTCTGGTTGAGCAACACCACTTACGAAATTTTGACCGAGATAATATGTCCTATTATTTATTACTGTAGACAGACCCTGAAATTCAGTATTAATACCGAGGGATACGCTACCACCTGTAATGGTAAAACTACCTCCTCCAGTCTCATTAACAGCAGTTATATCATGTCTAAATCTATTTTGTCTGAATCCATAAACTGGATCAGGATTTAAGGTTCCATTGGAATTAAATCCAGCAGTAGTTCTATCCTGCCAATACTTTAGAACTCCAGTTATTGGATCATAAGAAATAACCCTTCCAACAGCAGTAGATCCAATACCTACTGTTTGTGTAACAAAAGTGTCAGGAGTAAAAGCAGCTTCACTATATCCAGTTCCGGAAAGCCTCATACCATACACGGCACTAGCTTTATCCAAAATAAGCATTTGAGTAGAACCCTGTGCTTCAGGATTCTTTATAAGACCAATTCTAGCAAATTGTTGTCCTGTAACAAAATCTGGATTTTCAGAATCATTTTCAAACCTAGCATATGCTAAAGCATTAAAAGATCCTAATTCTTGGTATATGTTAGCACCATGTCCACCTGGTGGAGGAATAATAACATCAAAAATTGGAGTAGTGGTCCCAAGAGGAACTCCACCAGCAGCCAGATCTAAACTAGCATAAGTGTAATTATCCCCACCATCTGATACAGTAACAGATTCTACTTTAGAGTCGTTATTAACCACAATAGTAGCCTGAGCACCTGCTCCATCACCTAAAATAGGAACACCAGTATAGGTCATATTGGCAGTGCCTAGTCCAACTCCCCTATTTTTAATAGTTACAATCTTGAGTTGTCCGCTAGCAGCAGCATTTGCTACCATAGGTTGATCAGTATTATTTGTTTTCCACTCATCAGGAACAGGAATATAAGATGTAGAATCAAACTTAATTGCTTGACTTGGTTTTACACTATAAAGATACTTCCAAATATATCCATCACCACTACTTCCAGCAGCTCTAGGTTCCAAATCAGTAAATGTTGGCTCATCTAAAGAAGGACCACCTTGATTATTATTTTCAGGATTAGCATTATTGAAGATACATGCATAAACTCTGAAATCACTATTCATTACATAATAATTTGCAGAATAAATGTCAAAAGCACCCGAAGGTTGAGAGGCATTATCTCTAGTAATATCATTTCTCCACATGTCATAGGTAACACCTGATGACCATTGCAGCTTTCTAATTACTTGACTTATATCACTACTGCCAATTCTCTTGACAGCTAGCATAGTGTCCCAATAATCATTAACCTGTCCGAAACTATCTTTAGGTCCAGGAGGATCAGAGTCCCAAGTCGATGAATAGTTGGTAGCATTAGGCAATCCAATAAATGCATAATAAGAATTAGCACTAGATTGTACACCAACTACAAAATTGGTCGCATTCAATATACGAAGCTGATCAGTAATTATTGCCGCCATTTGTGGAAGTTTTTTTTCTATTTATTAAGGATTATCTAAGAGTCGGATAGACAAATATAGTTCCACCCATTCCTGTGTGAGCAGTACACTGATAATACAGAGTATCAGGAGCATTAAATGGTACTTCAAAAATAATAGTTGATCCACCAGCACCATCATTATTAATTACTCCAGAACCATATGCTGCTCCTGTAGAACCATTTTGAGTGGTTTGAATTCTAAATGGATGTGCATTAGTACTATTACCATTAACAAACTGATAAGTATTACCTCTTGCAAGATAAAGATCTGGATCATTTTCTGTTGCAGTAAGTCCAATACCAGTAAATGTATAATCAGTAGTGCCATTAGCACCAAGAACCCAGGTTCCTCTAATAGAACGAGAAATGTCCCCACTTACAGATGAACCAGCACCAATTACAATTCCAGTAGATGAAGTAGTTACAGCAGAACCAACTACAGAAGAAGTAGATGTTGTAACACCACTAATAACAATACCACCAGCTCCAGTATCAACACTTGCACCATTAAGTTCACCATTCACATCGCCTGTTACATTTCCAGTTAAAGGTCCAACAAAACTAGATGCAGTAGAAATACCAGAATTAACTTGCCCTACATTATTAAGACTAACAGCACCAATAGTAGCAGTGGTTGCTGACAAATTAGTAACAGTACCAGTAGTTATGGTTGCAACACCAGAATTAACATTACCACTGAATGTAGTAGATGTTGTAACACCCAGAACTTCTAAACCCCAAGTAGTAACAGTAACTCCAGTACCCAAAGTAGGAGTACCAGTCAAATTACCACTAAAGGTAGCAGCAGTTACAATACCTGCTTGACCTGCATCAACACCCCATCCATAAAGTGAAACCCCAGAACCAACAATTGCTTTAGTAGCAGTAACTATTCCAGAATCCACTTGCCCAACAAAAGTTGTGGCAGTTGCAAATCCCGATACAGTTAAGTCTGTAATAGTGGCAACACCAACTTGTAATACTCCACTGACAGTTGAAACACCAGCAGAAGAGACATATATTGCATCAGAGAATGTAGCAATGCCAGAAGAAGTAATATTATCGGTTCTAGCAACACCAGTTAAATTTGTACCATCTCCAAATAAGAAGTTAGAATAAATATCAGTTGCCTGAACAGAAGTAGCACCTGTAACAATACCAAGAGTAGTAATACCAGGAACACTCAATCCAGTACAAATACCAATTATATTCAGACCATTCGTTCTCCCATCAACATATAATTGACCTACAGTAGCAAGACCTGCTACATTTAAATCTGTGAAATCATTTGGTGTAGCTTCTATTGCAGATTCAATTGTTGCTGTAGTTGTAGCATCAAGAGATGCTATATTACTTAATTTTCTTGCAGCAGTAACAACAGCATTAGCACCAACACTAAATGATGATGCAGTACAAACTCCACTAATATTTGCACCAGAACCACCAGTAGCATGTAGATCTGTACCTGTAATTATCCCACAAAGAATACTAGGAGAACCTGATAATCCTTGAGCATTAGTTGCAATTGTTGCTGTACTAGCAGTACCTGTCAGATTACCTGTTACATCACCAGTTAAATCTCCTATAACTCCGCCATTAGCATCTATACTACCAGTAAATGTTCCAACTCCGGTAACTTCAATTCCAGCAGAACCAATAGTTACTGCAGTACCAGTTACATTAGTTGCAGTAAGATTTGTAATAGTAGCATTAGTAATAGTTGCAGTATCAGTAATGCTAATAGCTGTTGCAGCAATACCAGTAGTTCCTAAAGTAACTGTACTAAGACCAACCCAAGAATCTACCCCTGTTCCTCTAACTGAAAATGAAGTTGCTGTTACAACCCCAGTTACCTGAACACCTAGTGTGCTAGAGGTAACAACACCAGCAGTAACCACTGAAGTGTTAATTACTGCGGAACCAGCAGTTACAATACCAGCAGCATTGAAGTATCCAGCAGAAGAGAATGTATTACCAGAACCTACTGTACTATCTCCAAGAGTAGATACCCCAGTTACATTAAGAGTCTCTGCACTGATTACAGCAGTGTTTGCCAGTCCTGTAATGGTGGGAGCACCATAAGAAGTGGAAATACTAAGAGGTCCTGAAACTGCAATAGAACTAACAATTCCTACAAACGTACTACTTCCATCTCCTATTATTCCATAAACTTCAGTAAAGTTTGAATTGACTTTAACGGCACCAGCTAATAGGCTATCACCTGTGCCATCATTCGGAGTCGTTCCTGTACTTATTCCTAATTTAGCCATCTATTTTTGCTTAGTGGTTTCCGTAAAGGTATTTATTATTATGAAATGACATAATTCCTGAATCTGAGTGGATTATACCTAGTAACCACTCCAGAAGTAGAAATACCAAGTATTCCATTGTCACCCCAGAAGTCATATGAATGAGTTTTGGTTCTGGTTCCAAAATCAAGTTTACCCCAACTAAATTCTCCCATAGTAGGAGCATGGGTAATTATTCCAGTATATGGGAGATATTCTTGAGTATCCCATGTAGTCTTACCAACACCAGTTAGATTATAAGAGAAATCAATTAAATTAGAAGAGAAGTTTCCTCTTGCTGAAGAAATTCCAGCAACGTTACAGAATACTCTTCTCACATCAGTAGTAATTCCAGTAAAGTGCGAACTGACGCCAATCAGAGAATTAGGAACTGTAACTGTTTCTGCACTTGCAACTTGATAAACACAATCCAAGAAAGAAGTAGTAGCGCCAACTTTAACTGTGGGATCAGTCTTTCTTGTTTCAAGAGTACCATTAGCAAAGGTTAAATTAGTATCAAATGCAGTAAAGTAATCACTAGTTGTAATACCACTTACTGTAGTAGCACTAGAAACAGGGCCAGTTCCACTAGATTGAACATTTCTCAACATAGAATCTGGTGGAATCCAGAAATCAAACATTATTTGAGTTGTACCCCCGCTAGTTGTAGTACCAAATCCTACAATAGTTCCATAATCACCAGTATATGCATCAATATCAATCTTCTCTTTTACTGTATCTGGAGGTGCAATGAAAACAGTAGGTGGATTTGTAGTGGTATATCCAGTTCCAGCATTTGTTACTGTTAGACTGGTAACAACATCACTAGACAATGCTGCAGTAGCAGTTGCTGTAGTATACCCACTTCCTTCTGCAGGAGGAGTAAATTGAACTGTAGGGGTTCCAGTATAACCAGCGCCAGCAATAGTAAGATCTAAAGAAGTTATAGTTCCAGTATCAGAAACTATTGCTGTTGCTGCAGCACCAGTATAAGTCTGCTGAGAAGTTAATTCAATATAATTCTGCAGATCATCTCTACTAGCATCTGCTTCATGATAAAGATTAAAGAATGGTCTTACATTTTCAACATATCCCTCTGTAGAAGAACTAGTAACTGGTTGTATAAGATAAGTTGTAGGATATACATCAGTCTCATATTCATCACGTGCTTTTGAAATAAATTCATCATTAATAACTTTATCATCTAACTGTTTTGTCCAATCTACTGGTCTTAATAAACTCCTATCTGTACTCAATCCTAAGCCCCTATAGGGGTTAGTAGTTACTTGATCTGAAGTATATGAGGTAATTCCAGTAACCACCCTTGGGAATTGATTATAACCAACACCCTGACCCATATCTGGGTTATTATTGATGTCTAGAATATCACCTGCTTTTACTGTATTAGCAGTCTGAGTGAAGACAACATCAACATCACGAGTTCCCTTATAGAATAAAACCTTACATGTGTCACCATTTCTAGGAGGAGTAGTGTATACAATAGCACCTCCCCCACTACTTAAAGTATATGCTGAATTGGGTTCTTGTAAAACATTATTGATGAATACTAAAGTAGTCATAATGGGATCAATAAGATTACCATTATTTGCTGCTATAGCAACTGGTACTTCATTAAGACTCAATCTAAAGACCGTTCTGCTTCCATCAAATAGATTCTGAATAGGATCTAATACTTCTAATTGTCCAAATGTCCATCCACTAAATTCATCAGTATAAACTTTCTGTATATCTACTCTAAATTCATCATAAGTCTTAGTAGTATCAGTAGGTATTCCAGTGGTTCCACCAACAGGAATTGTTAATATCTCACCATTACCGAACCCAAACCCTTCACGTTTAATCTCAAAACTGATTACACTAGATCCTTGCCCAACTACTATATCAATAGATGCACTCTGACCAACTCCAGTAGTAGAAGCTGAGCTATAGGTAAGAGGGATATTTGAATAAGGTAGAGGAGAATCTATTACTACTGATGGTGGATTAGTAGTAGTATATCCAGCTCCAGGATTAGTAATAGCAACACTTACTATATGACCACCACTAATAGCAGCAGTACCAATAGCAACATAACTTGCAATACCTACTCCAGCAGTCTGAACCCCAACATTAACTACAGTTTGAACTCCAACTCTATAACCAGAACCTGTATTTCCAATACTAATAGAAGAAATAGTTCCTAATCCAGAAACAACAGCAGTTCCACCAGCACCAATTAGAGGCTGGAAGGCAAATCCAGCAGCAGATCCAACAGAAATAATTTTACCACCAACAGGATATTCTGTTCTATTTGCATTCTCACCTAAAATTGTATCAGTAGGTCTACGAGCTGTTGCATCTTCTTCTCCAGTAAACGTAATACTAGAAGCAGCACCAGTCTGAACTATATCATATGAACCCTCATAAATGCCTGTAGGCTCTTGGAAGATATTATTAACTAAAACTACTGCATTATCAGTACCAAATCCTATTGCATTAGTTTCATCTCCACCAATACCGGCAGTCAAGTTAAAGTAACTTGTGATTCCAGTAAATTGATCAGAAATATCATTAAGAACCATATTCTTAGAATAAGTCTCAAATTCAGCACCTCTAGGTGCAGTTCTCATGAATGTTCTACCTTGGAAAGTAGAATGAGTAGTAATTCCAGCCCAATCTCTTTGATCTGGATCTGTAGTTGTACTTAATGGTGTTTTACCATAAGGTGCCTGCGAGAAGTGAATAGTATTATAGACAATATTATACTCACCACTTAATTTAGTAACCGTGGATCCAATAGAATGAGCATCTATGGTTGTTCCCATCTGTGCTCTTATAGTATTAAGATACTGGGTTCCTCCCACACCTACTCCAGTAACTTTTATTATCTCATTGTCTATCTTAATAAGATCATTAGCAGCAAATGAGGTTATTCCTACAGTAGGAAGATTCTGATCGAATACAATAGCCTCAGATAGACCAGAAGTAACAGCGGTACCAGCAATAGGAGATTGAATAATATTATCAATAGCAACTAATGCTTTAGAATTCTGATTATCAGCAGTCAGGTGGTGTGAAGTTCCTATACCAACTGCAGAAATTTCTAATACAACAGGAGTAGTTTTCAGAGCATTCTCTGCAGTAGTTGCAAATCTTAATTCTCCTTGACTCTTAACTACAGCATAAAGATCCTTAGGAAGTTTATCTGTAGAACCTACGCCAGGAACGGTGGTTGTTTCAATACTAACAGCATTAGTACTATTTGTTCCTGTGTAACTATAAGTAAGTTTTTCTCCAGTTACAAAGTAATGATCAGGAATCTTAACTACATTTTGCGTTGGATTTACAGATGCACTTGAGTTTCCATCAAACTGTCTTCTGAAGATGTCTAATTCATTATGCTTTAATCCAAATGAAGTTCTAAGATCTAACTTTGTTCCAACATAACGTCCCCTATCAGCATAATAGATTAAATTATTCAAATCTAAATCAGGAGCTCCTGGAATATCATTAAATGGTTGTATTTCAATTCCAAATATACTAACATTTACAGCAGCATCTGTTCTTGGTGTAAAGGTTAAATCAATATTATTACCAACAGAGGAAATTCCTACAGTACCAAGACCAACTGTACCCAAACCAACATTACCAAACTCAACTACTGCCTGATTAGAAGCAGAGTTTAGAACACATGCCTCAAGACATTCATATTGCCCAGAAGCAGAGGCATTACTACCTTCTATTGATACAAAGTAATATCCACAACTAGCCTTAAAGTCTAATCCAGATCCATCAGTTCCATAAGATGCTATAGTTCCAGTTGAACCTGCAGCAATCTGAGTCCTATTTGAAGTTAATCTACCAATCTCTAACAAGCAAGATCCAACTCCAGTTACACTACCAGTAGCAACGTTCATCATAGAAGCATTACAGGTAAGAGCAATTCCAGAATTAGTAAAATTAGGAATAAAGTCTACTAAAACATTTCCACCACTAACATAAGCGTGATAGGTTCCGAACCCTGTAGGAAGTGGTCCACCAGTATTCTGGATGTCCCCATATTCCATCATGGATACTGAACTACCATTATTGATTATGTTTAATTCACTACCATAATATAATTCATTATTATCCTCCAATTGAGAAATAATCTTAGTTGATCTCCAAGATTGTGGAATCGTAGCAATTGTTGTTGTAGATCCAATTCCAGCTGTTGAATCATATGGTATATTAATACTTGTAGATGCTAATGAAACAGCATTACCTAATGCAGTACTTCCTATACCAATCTCATTATCTTTAAGACTAATGGATACAACTGAAGCGTCATACTGATTCCATTCTGCTTTAACAGGAACGAAAGTTAAATCCCAACCAGTCTTAGTAGGATTATAATCAAAAGTCCCCAAATGAGGGTAAGTTTCCAATGTTGCATATTCATTGACATATGCTATTCCATTATGTTGTAAAAGTGAAACAATAGAGAATTGCCTTTCATCAGAATAAACTTCATCCTTTACAAAAGTTAAGCACTTGTTAAATCTATCATTAGTACCATAGAAAGGTGCAATTGCAGACCACCTTTGAGGTCTTTCCTGACTATTGAAAGTATCACTAAAATTATCAATTGCAAGTACTCTATTACCTACAGACTGATAGTAATCTGTAATAATTCTATTAGCAAATATAATATCTCTAGATACATCCAAATCCTGTATCTTAACAGTAATTTCACTTACATAATCAAAATCACTAAAGGATTGAGTACTAGCTGTAGTATCAATATCAATAACAAGTTCGAAATTAGCTGGTTCTGTCCTAGTAATAACAGCTTCTGGATCTTGACTTTCAATAACCAAATCACCAAATCTTGCAAAACCACTAATATGACTTAGATTGCTTACAGTATTATCCCATTTGTCTATAGGAACCAAAGATTTCAATGCATAAGAGAACCTTTGATAATATTCATTATCAGGAAGCTTCTGGAAATTACTATTAAGCATCCCAGAATCAGTTTGCCACCCATGAACTACTGTTGCACCTGCTCCAGTAGCAATCTCAGCATCAAACTGAAGATTGGATTCAACATATGCTTCTACATGAGAACTTAGACCTTTAAACTTAGTCCCTGGTTCTAATTCCTGCTGAATAGAAACTACTAAAGTTTCACTATCCGGATTCCATCTTTCAACAGTACCTACAGCACCCTTATCATCCTCTACCTTCTCTCCTTTAAAGAATTGATTTTGCTTTAACTTAGTTTCATAAATTGGAAAATGATTCTGAAGTACAAGTCTTCCAGCAGATTCTGCAGTATCCATCTTTCCAGGAATATCTCCTGTTTTTAGGACATCTTTCATAGTAAATTCTATGAAAGCATTAGAACCACCAATTTGACCACTAGAAGCAGTTATGGTCCAGAAATGGAATCCATAATCTCCAGAATTATAACCCTTTCCTGTACTACCAACACCTACACTAACATTTTCCAGTAAGAATTTTTCTCCAGGATACCATCCACCAGATTCAAAATCCTCAGACTTACTAAATTCTCTATCCATATAAAGTCTAACACTATGAGGTTCCCCAGTAGAGGTTCCTGCACCAGTAGCAGAATAAAGTAAATCTCTAATACCAACACCATTAGAATTACCAACTGGAATGATTCTAGGAGGTAAATCATATATTCCTTCTACATTCTTAATAATCTTAACTTCACGTTCTCCCAAATCGTAAGAAAGGTCAACATCAAATAATTGCTCATTAGTATAACCATCCAAAACAACCAAATCTGGAGATACAAGATAATTTCTTCCTTGTGAAGTGACACCTACAGAATCTAAAGTATTAAGTCTATCAACTTTAATGATATCTGGTAAATTAGGAATTACTTTTAAAGTAGCATCAGTGGGATAATCGAATCCAATTCCATTAAGTTGAGTCTTAGCAATTTTACCTATACTATTGGTTTCAGCCTTTAGGATTGCTCCACTACCTATTCCAGATCTAACAGTAGATCCAATAGACACTCCTGTTACCTTAGGTATTTCTCTATATTCAGTTCCACCATTTCTAATATCTAATTTAACAATAGGACCTTCTGCTGTCTTAGAAATTGTAGTATATTCTGGAACAGAATTTGTATAATTATAAGAACTTGTATCAGGAGTATATGGAATATTATAATCAAAAGTTGTACTACCTATCCCACTTGCAGAAATATTATAAATTCCATCATAATAAGTTTTTCTAGCATTGATTTGATTATATTGTGGAACAAATGTATCAATTTGCAATTCCTTCTTCAATAAGGGAATAAGACTAATATTTGCAAGTTCAAATTTGTAATAAAGAAGATTGGGAGTCTCATTAGTAAAATCAATAGTAAGATGAGCATCGGCATCAATACCAATTTGTCCACTTTGGGTTACTTCAAAAGTAGAAGTAGTTTTGCTAGTAAGGAATTGATTAGAATAATCCTTATCTGAATATATCTTTAATTCAAATGCAGGATAAGTTGTCCCGTTATTCTCAAAAGATAGAGAAGAATCAGAAAGATTGAATTTAATCTTCTCATTTTTCTTCACAAGAAGTGGAGGATTAATTTTAGAAAGAGTTCCTGCAGATGCGCTTGTAATATCCACATATGCTGGATTTTTAGATTGGAGTTCTGTTCTTTGCTCAACTAATCTGATACTAGTCTTAGTATAAGGTATCACATAATAAATCCCTTCATTATTAAGTCCACCAGAAGAAGTTGAAGCGGTATGGATTACCTTATCACCTAGTTCAAATATATTTTCAGAAACTGTAATAGTATTCAAAGAAACATCAATGTCACCAGAAACAAAATCTTGAGGATCGAATACTATTCTTCTATTGTAATCATTATATTTAACTACAACATCAATAAAACCTATAGGTTTAACACTTACAGTAACTTGATCATTTCCAACCAATTGATGGGATGAACCTGTAGATACTGTAACAACATTCTGAGTAATATCACCAGTGATTACCTTCTTCAACCTTGTCGTGAAACTATGAGTATTTCCTACACCAACTCCAGTGAAATATAACAATCCACTAATAGTATTAATACCAACATAATGTCCTGTTGTCCCCATACCAACTTTGGTAGATGAAAGACCTACGAGATTCTCATTAATAGGAGAAGCATAAAGTGTCTCATACATCGTCAAAGCAACTCCAGTAGGAGCATTAGAGATACCAGTCCATACTTTAATAGAACTTCCCCCATTAGTAGAATAGGAAACCTCATCATTTATTTGGAAACTATGACCTGCAAACCAAAGAGATCTAGTTGGTACAAAATATTGAGTTAGCCCTGCACCAACACCAAAAGAAATAGCTGATGAATCAGTAACAGTTGTACCAATACCAACACTAGGGAATGCTGTTCCAGTACCACAATGATCTACTGGATTAAAATATATTTCCCTATTAATATTCCAAGTAGTCTCTGTTGTTAATGATCCTACATTAATAGAGAATCGTCTGGGATCCTCATAAAAAACAGCAGAATTGGTATGCGCTAATCCAGTAGTTCCATATTGAGATCTTAATATACGTAGTCTTGAATTTGCAAGATCCTTATTCAGTATCTTTACTTTTTCCTGATCAATATTAAGAATATCATTTTCTCTGAGAGAAGATCTTGCTAATGAACCACCAACACGAGCCCAGACTACCTTTCCGGTAGAACTCTCAGCTGCCATAGTATCTAATAGAACAAGAGCTTCACTACTTACACCAACACTGTATCCTTTTGCAAATCCAGCAATATTAGTAGAAAGACCAGCTATCCTAATTATATCTTTAGTAATTAAATTATGTGGAGTATTAGCAATTCCAACAAATAGTCTTCTGCTTCTGGCAGGAACGAATTCTACATTAGAATAGGACCTAGTAGCAAGACTAATAGTATCAATTTTTTGACCTCCTACTGATTCAACTCTTACATCAGCACCTCTTCCACTAGTTCCTGTATTATCAAATTCTACCCTATCACCAATCTTATATTTGGTTCCTCCTGTCACTACTCCCACATTATCAACTTTTCCATCTTCAGTACGTTTAACTTCTAATGTTTGTTCCTTGACTGTATTAGAATTGAAGATATATTTATATCCACTTTTAACATCATTAGTATGATATGCTTTAGTATTTCTCAACCATTCATTTTCTTGAATATCATAGGTATATTGATTAGAATTTAAATTAAAATTAAAATCATTTGGTTCAGATTTAAAACTCTCTCCTACAAAGTAAGGGAAAACAGGTCTTCTATAATTTTCAAAAGGACCGCTAGAATCATTAACAGTGTTTATTGTAGAAAAATAAGCATAAGTTCCTTCTGGATAATCTGGTGTTATACAGAATCTTCCATTATGCTTATCTAAATGTCCTTTCCCAGTATAAACATAATCTTCATTAAAGAATCCACCAGAATATACTGTAGTAGGTGGCCTATTGGTTTGATCAACTGCTAATTCATATCCAGGAATCATTGGCACAATAGCGCCAGATCCATCTTCATTAGCAAATCCATATGGACCATAAATTGGATTACCATCATATGCCCATCCTAAAATAGGAGAATGATTACTACTATCAACTTCCACTCCATTAATCTTGACTAGATCTGGCGTACCATAAAGAGTATTATCTTCATTTGATCCAGATATAGAATAAGTAGACTCTCTTAAAGGACGAGGTGCATAAATGTGAGAATATTCTAAAGATGAATCATCAATATTTTCCTCTAAGATCCCATCATCATCATTAATAGTATTAAAGTTTCTTTCAAATAAATTAACACTCCAACTACGAATATTAGCAGTTACTTGCGCTGTCTTTCCCGGAGCAACTAATACAATCTGAGTACTACCTGCAACATATCCAGCTCCTCCACTAATAACTTTAATTTCGGATATTTTGCCTTGATCTACAAGAGGAGTTAAACGAGCATGAGATCCATCAGGACTTTTAATTTCTATATCTGGAGGTGCATGATAAAATCTTCCTCTATTATCAATGAGAACTTGTGTAATCTGACCATTATTGATAACCGGAGTACATTGCCCCAATTCCCCATTCTCAAATTCTATTAAAGGTTGTCTATCAAAGTTAATTATTTCGGAAGCACCATATCCTACCCCACTTTCAGTTAAATCAACAGATGTTATTTCTCCCCTAAAGATAGGTTGCAAAACAGCTCTAAAATCTTGATTTACTGCAGTACTGACCCCTATAACACCTTCTACAGTAGCAGTAATGGGTGGATAATTAAATGATCCCAATCCATCTGATATTAAATCAACTAGAATGTTATTATCATAATAATGATCTACCCCGGTGGACCCTATTCCAACTTCACTAAGAGAAAATGTATCAGCACTATACTTAATTACATAATATTCCTTTACATCAGATAACCCTGTTACAACACTCGCTGCGATAACATCTCCATTAGCATCTAAAGGTCCTGTATACTTTACAATCTCCTTATTTTCATATCCATGATTAGTTATAGTAAATCTATCAATAGAAGTTGTTACTCCTGCTGTTGTTCTTAAAGTTCTCTTCTTATTTTGATATCCGCTTCCTGGATTAGTTACTACAACACCACTAATCTTTCTTTTTACTTCTACTGATCTTATAAATTGAACCCCTTCTCCATATCCTGTAAGGCCAATAGTATTAACTCCAGAAACAGCCTCTCCAAAGTTATTATGGAGTTTAATCTGGTAATTACCCACAACACTCACATAATAACTAGAATCTGTCACCAAACCTACAACATTATTCTGTCCTGCTGATTCATATACTATTTCTTCATAATCTCTAAACTTGTGGAATGTTGTAAATCCAATAGTATCAGTTGTTAATCCTATCCCATTAGTCCCTGCAGATGCCTCTGTAGCATTAAAAGGTACTTTATACTCTACAGCAGTCATACTGGGTTCTGCTGCTGCCCCTACCCCATTACCACCATTGATTATGATTACTGGATCTCCAATATAATCATACCCTGGCTCTACAATATCAATCCTTTCTAATTGCCCACTTACTCCAATAATACCAGTTGCACCAACTCCAACTTCATCATTAAGAACTATCCTAGGAGGATTAATGACGTCATAGTTGTACCCACCCCTATTAACTTCAAATGATTGAATATCCCCATAATATACAGTACTATTTGGTGATTTATAATTAACAATCTCAACTCCATTATTCAGAATACCAGTATAACCTGGATCTGTAACATAATTTCCGCTTTTATTGTCTGGTGGAAGAATTTGTCTGCATATTTTTTGAGTATCAAAAATTCTTTTGTAATAATCAAAGTAAATAATCTGATTATCTACTATATCACCAGTAAGTTCAACAAATTCACCTGCATATAGATCTCCCTTACTTCTTGCCAATCTAATATTAGTGGAATTCTCTCTACTTACAAAATATACTCCTTCATCAAAAGTTTCGAATCTACTAGTATGTGGAGTAATGAATGTTATACCATCTGGGGTAACAGTTACTTGATTAGTAATTCCTGGCTTATAATAAACAGTATCACCAGTATAGAATCCATGATCAGTATCTGTAGTTACTTGCCATGATGTTGCCTTATTCAACCGCCCAGAATAAGTAATTTTCCTATCATAGGGGTTAGTTTCTACATTATTGTAATTGGGAAGAGAGTTTGATGTTACAAGAACTTCATCTTTCCAAGGTTTTACATAAGTATTTTGAACATTTGCAACGAAATTCTTAATATAAGGATACCTACTGGAGGCTCCCCTTAAAATTTGATTAGTAAAGTCCCATTCTTGCCTTAAATTAAGTTTTCCTGACAGTTTTACAACAAATGATGTGCTAGAATTGATTCTAGAAACAGTACCATTAAGAACTGTAGGGGTAGTCTCTCTATTTTCGAATGTGAGATTGTACCCTGGCTTCAATAACTGAGTATCATAAGTGGAAATCTGATAAATTCTCTCATTTTCGTCAATAATTTGTATTTCTTTGACTTCCCAGTTAGTTTTTATGTTATAATTCCAATTTAATGTCTTTTCGCTCTTAGATTCAACACCTATAGATTGAAGTCTAATGGTATCTCCAACTTGATAAAAGTAATTATCTTCTTTAAATTCTAAATCTTTAAGTGTGGATCCAATTCTTACCCTAATTTGCTCATCTGTATTGATCCCAACATAAGCGTATGAGTAATCATCTAATGAAACATCCTCAGTTTCTGGAAAAGTATTATTAATTCCACTAATATGGAAAAATTGATTTATTGATTTTCCAGTATATGCTAAAGATACTCTATTATCATCTTGATCTAAAATGGTCAATAGACCTGTTTCTGGGAAACCTATAGTAGAATCAACATCAAGAACAGTCTCACCAATCCCAACAGCATTTAAAAGCTTTGTTTTGGGGTTAGGTTTGAATTCTTTATAGATCGTACCCTTTACGCTGATGTCTCTTTTCCATCCAGCATCTATAGAAATCTCATAATACTGCCCTTTATCATAAAGAATGGGTCTTACATCAGTAACAGATCCTCTTGCGCCTGTAGATTTTTGAAAAATAGTAAGATTTTTTAACTTAAGAGGGTCTCCATCAATTTTTTCAACGACAAAATCCTTAGTTATCTTATAATCTGCGTTAGAAGGACGTAAAAGATACTTGTCTGGGTGAATAACTTCTACATTTGCGGCATAAAGTGCCTTGAAAAGAATTTCGAAGGCATTATCTGTACCTTTTGCACTGTAGAAACTGTGCGAATTGAAGACGAAATTTCTTTGATTGATGTCATCAGCAAATTTTCTTTCATCGAAACCAGGAATGAACTGATTTTTGATCTTTTTGAAGAATTCCTGAAGGAAAATTACATTAAGATTGTAAATAGTTGCATCTTTTTTATGCGTTGTTGCAACCGAAGGAGAAAAAACTAGTTTATCTGGAGTATTTGACCCAATATACGAAGTAATTCCACTAAAACCTCTTGCACAATTCTCAAAAGAGGTGTCAGTCTTGTATTCATAAAGAATAATTTCATCATCAATCTTTAAAAGACCATTATTCTCTGGAAATCCTACAGTAAAGTTGCCAGAAGCAGCAGCGGAGACCGATCCATCAGCATATCCAAGTTCTGCGCCTAAAATTGTAGAATCTTCTAAGTCATATAACTCATCAACCTTAACATATTGGTCTAAATTCTGTATTAAATCATAAGATCCGCCTGGAATCTCCTGAGAGATGTAATATTGCTTTAAAAATTCGGGTAAAAGCGGAAAATTCTCCCTCACATAGCGAGGAAGTTGATTTTCAACAATATCCTGGAATTTGACTCTCTGATCTACGGCCATTCTTTATTAAGTCGATTTTCTTATAAGAGTTTCTTGTTGGTAACTTGAGGTTACCGCATAACTAGTTCCAGAAAGATTATCCCCAGAAGCAATTTCATCAGGAAGCATAGTTACAGTGCAATTACTTGCATCTAATTGTAAGTAGAGATCTTGTAATCCAATAACATCATTAGAAAATGGTGTCATAGAAATCTCAATTAAAGGTACTCCTCTATCTATCTCAGTAGAAATGATATTCATTGGATTTAATTTAATCTCACCTTTAACATAATCAACAGTACCAACATTACCTTTTACAAGAACTGGTTGTGTTGGAGAGTTTAACTTGAAGAAGAAAATAGTTCCTGTCTTAAGATCTTTATTAGGAAGATCTGCCAAATAAACTACATTACTCACACCACTTACATGGAACCCTGAAGATCTAATATTGTGTCCTTCTTCACTCTTAATATGGAATCTGTTACCAAAACAAATTTCATATTCAGCAAATGTATTGATAACAGGTTCCATGTCTCTTCTCATATTTACCGTAGTAATATTAGAAGTAATTGCATCCTGACTATTATCAATAACCTGAAGGAACTTACTATACTTAAAGCGAGCACCAAACTTATTTAACTGAGTAGAATCAGAATAATCTACAATATTATTTAATACCTGTTCCTTAACATAATTTGGTGACTGTGCTTTATTAGTGTTATAATAAACAGTACTATATGTTTCCACATACAAATACTTTAGATCAAGTATTTCAGTTATAATACCTGCAACAGAATATCTTTTCAATTCTTTTTTAATATTTGCTTTAATGGCACTAGTCAAATAAACACCATTAAATGGTTTAATACTAATAAAGACTTCACCATATCTAGGGGGTGTTAATTCTTCACCACCATATGCAGAGACAGACTCTGCTTCAGCATAAATTCTAGGAACTAATGCTTCGAAGTCTGGTGCTGTAACTGCTCTATTCTGGGAAGCATAGATTTGAGTAGAATATTTTTTAACTGATTCTACACTTTCAATTGATTTTCCACCACCAGAAGGACTATTATTAGATATTACAGAAACACCTTGAGTAATAGATGTTCCATCATTACTTACTAATCTACCAGCATAGGTGAAATTGGATAGTCCATTTGCATCTGCACCACTAGAAGTAATATAACTGACTTCTATGTAATTGGGCTCTTCTATTTTCTTACCAAATGTCCCATCCCCAAAAATAACTTCATATCTTTCATTATCTACTTCTTGAAGGAAATAGATCATGGAGTCTTTCTTTACTTGAAAAAGACTATTAAATTGTTTATACTTATCTTTAACTGACGATGCTTCTGAATCCTTAACAATTACCCTTATAAGATTAGTATCAATTCCAGCATTAGGAAGGATAAATCTTTGATTGGGATTTCTTGAACTTGCAGTAAATGTTTGATTGATATATGTTCCTTCATATGCTTTTACGTTCTCAAAATATGCAACACCTGTAGAAGTTACTGGTACTGTAATATCATCAGGAATAGCAAAAGTATAAGTAGTCTTTCCAAATGTCCCAGCAGTTACTAATATAATTCCTGCTTTAAGAGTCAAAGTAACAGCAGTAGTTGCGGATGCATCTACTGAGAAAGAAATATCAGTTACTGCTGACTTCCTGGAAGTAGGAACATAACCTATATTCCTTGCCAGAGACACCACATTCTCCCTGAGAGTGGCGGAATCAATGAACACCTCATTAGTTACCATGTTGGCATTATATGAGGTAATATAGGTATTATAAGCAAGTGTGTCTATAACTGTCGAGAGATTAGATCCTTCAAAATCATAATCAGTAAAATTGGAGTTAGCTCTCAAATAATCCGTGATGGACGTTTTGATCTGATCAAAGTCGACGTTACTAAAATTAACTAAAGGCATTTACCTAGTGGGTTGCAATGCAAACGAAAGTGATTGTTCTGGCACATCAATGCCAACAATAAAATATTGTACAGTTACATTAAATTCATTGTTATCATAATTTGGTTCAACTGTAATCTCATCTATCTCTACACGTGGTTCAAAGTTCTCAATGGTATTTTCAATCTCTGAACGAATTGCAGAAGCAGTTAGTTTATCCATATTATCAAATAACAGGTTAGAGACATTAGATCCAAGAACTGGATTAAATGGTCTTTCACCTGGAACTGTTAAAACTAAGTTACGAATAGAACGAGCAATTGCATTTTCATTTTTTAACGCAATTAAATCAGTATTCAAGGGATTAGCTTGAAAGCTTGCACTTAAATCTTTAAAACCTTGACTGATTCTCTGAACCGGCACTTAATTACAACAATACTAGGTTTATTTATTACACTTATTAAAAAAATGTTTACTCTTGAAGAGGAAGAGGATTCTCAAAGTCATCATAAGCCTCATTTTCCTCTTCTACCTTTTCAAATAGGTCGTTATTAGTCCTTTGAGTACCCTTCCTTTTAGGTACATAAAGATCATCTGCTATTTCACGTAAGAATGTTTCTGCCATTTTATTAATTACTTAGTTATACTCTATTTAATCGTCATATACTCTACATTCAAGGGCATCTGGATGAACATCGCAAAACTCTTCAAATGCAGTACCAGGATGATGTCTTTCATGCCAGTCATTAATCTTACCATCATTAGGATCTATCTTTTCCCCATCATGTGAATGTTCAAAAGCATCATTATGTAATTCTAGATCAGCTTTAGTATATTCGATCATACCAGAGTTGATATGCTCTTTCCCATCTTTTTCAATATAAGCATTAGTCATATTAAAAAGGTCCTTAACAATTGGTCGTACTATTTACTACTTTTCTTTCTTATCTCATTGATTGCCACCATCAAAAAT